GTCGTAGACGACACTTCTGAAAAGACGGAAGAAGTGGCTCAAGAGCCAGCTGAACTGTCAGAACAAGAAGTTCTTTCATATATTGGAAAAAGATACGGTAGGGAAATTAATTCACTAGATGAATTAAATGCAGCTAGAGAAGAAGCTGAAAAGCTTCCAGAAGATGTTGCAGCCTATTTTAAGTATAAAAAGGAAACAGGAAGAGGTATTGAAGACTATGTAAAATTACAAAGAGACTTTAGTGCTATGCATCCTGATTCTTTGCTGCGTGAATATTTAACAGTAACAGAAGGAGAGGGTTTAGACCCTGAAGATATAGACTCGTTAATGGAAGATTATTCTTTTGATGAGGATGTAGATGATGAAGCTGATATTAAAAAAATCAAGTTAGCAAAGAAAAGAACTATTGCCAAAGCAAAAAAATTCTTTAACGAACAGAAAGAATTATATAAGCAGCCCCTTGAGTCGAGTTCGGCTGCCAATCCTCAAGCTCAAGAAGAAGTACAAGCATATAGGCAATACTTAGAATCTGTTAAAACTCAACAACAAGAGGCAGAGGTTAAGCGTGATTGGTTTGTAAAAGAAACCAATAAAGTATTTACAGACAATTTCAAAGGTTTTGATTTTGTTATTGACGACAATACGTTAACTTTTTCTCCTGGTGAAACAGCTACAATAAGAAAAAACCAAGAAAACGTCATGAATTTTGTAAATAAATTTCTTGACGATAAAGGTTTAATTAAAGATGCAGCTGGATACCATAGAGCTTTAGCAATTGCGATGAATCCTGATAAGTTTGCCAGGTTCTTTTATGAACAAGGCAAATCAAATGCTACGGAAGATGTTATGCGTAAGACAAAAAATATTGAAATGTCAGAACGCAGAGCGCCAGAAGTAACAAACAAAGGAGGATTCCAAGTTAAGTCTGTAAACCCTGATTCAGGGCGAGGCTTAAAAATTAGAAGTATAAAACGTAAATAATAAAAATTAAAAATTTAAAAAATGGCAGGAAGTGTTCAGGCAACCCCAGGGTTTGCTTTACAGCCAAGCGCAGAACAAGTGCCTTTGGCTACAAATTATATTACAAACTTTGATTTCTTAAATCAGTATTTACCTGATACATATGAAAAGGAGTTTGAGCGATATGGAAATCGCACAATTGCATCTTTCTTACGATTAGTAGGAGCTGAGATGCCATCTAACTCTGACCTTATAAAGTGGGCGGAGCAAGGAAGATTACACACTAAATATATCAACTGTGCTTCAGGAGCAAATGCTGCTGCTGACACAGCTACAATTACAGTAAATGATGTATTAGTACCAGGTACTGGAAGTATTGCAGTTCGTGTAGGACAGACTGTTGTTATCTCTGATAACGCAGGTTCTGGAGAAAATAAAGGTATTGTTACTGCGGTTAACACAGGAGCAGGTACTTTTGATGTAGCTTATTATGAAGCTGCTGGACAAGTAGGTGGAGCTGGACTAACAAGAACAGTATTTATCTATGGTTCTGAATTTAAAAAAGGAACTAGCGGAATGACTGGCTCATTAGAAGCTGACGATGTTATCTTTGATAACTCTCCAATTATCATAAAAGACAAATACGCTGTAAGCGGTTCTGATATGGCACAAATTGGATGGATTGAAATTACAACTGAAAATGGAGCTTCTGGATACTTATGGTATCTAAAATCAGAACATGAAACAAGATTACGTTTCGATGATTATCTTGAAACTGCAATGATTGAAGCTGTTCCAGCTGAAGTTGGTTCAGGAGCTATTGCAGCAACAGGTGATGTAGGTAACAAAGGTTCTGAAGGTATTTTCTATGTTGTAGAAAATAGAGGAAATGTTTGGGCAGGTGGTAACCCAGCTGCATTAGCAGACTTTGATGCTATTATATCTCGTTTAGACAAGCAAGGTTCTATTGAAGAAAATGTAATTTTCGTAGATAGAGAATTTAGCTTTGATATTGATGATATGTTAGCTGCTCAAAACTCTTATGGTGCTGGCGGAACGTCTTATGGTTTATTTGACAATGATAAAGACATGGCATTAAACCTAGGATTTACAGGATTCAGAAGAGGATATGACTTCTACAAGTCTGATTGGAAATACTTAAATGACCCAACTATGCGAGGTGGATTACCTACTGGTGCTAACTCAGGAAGAATAAATGGTCTTCTTGTACCAGCTGGTTCTACTACAGTATATGACCAAATTTTAGGTAAGAACGCTAAGAGACCATTCTTACACGTTCGTTACAGAGCTTCTGAAACAGAAGACAGAAGATACAAAACTTGGATTACAGGTTCTGCTGGTGGTGCTGCCACTTCTAGCTTAGATGCTATGGAGGTACACTTTTTATCAGAAAGAGCTGTGTGTACCTTGGGTGCAAACAACTTCTTCTTATTCCAAGAGTAGTATTTATTACAAGGGAGGTTTAACCGCCTCCCTTATTTTTTTAATCTAATTAAATTATATATAATGAAAAGAAAAAACACCCCTGTAGACAAGGTCTACAAATTATTAAGAGATGCCGCTCCTATATCTTTTTTACTACCAGCTGGCGGCTCAAGAAGACAACCCTTATTACATTTTGACGAATCACAAGGAGTCAATAGACCTTTAAGATATTCGCCTAATCAAAAATCTTGTTTTGAAGATGAGCAAGATGGAAATGTACTTCGTGAACCTATTGAATTTACTGATGGTTTTTTAAGAGTCCCTAGAACAAACCCTGTATTGCAAGAGTTTTTATATTATCATCCTGCAAATGGTAAAAAGTTTGTTGAGGTAAATGAAGAAGAAGATGCCGCTAAAGAAATTGAAAGATTAAATATAGAGGTTGATGCTCTTATTGAAGCTAAAAAATTATCTGTAGACCAGTTAGAAACAATATCAAGAGTGTTGTTAGGTGTAAATACAGAGACAGTGAGTACAGCTGAACTTAGAAGAGATTTGTTGGTCTTTGTAAAAAAAGACCCTCAAACATTTATGAAAATGATTAATGACCCTATGTTGAAACTACAATCAAATGTTCAATTGTTTTTTGATAAAGGATTATTAAGTTTTAGAAATAAACAAAAAGAGGTTTGGTATAACACATCTTCTAACAAAAAGAAAATGCTAACTGTTCCTTTTGGAGAAGACCCATATTATATAGTAGGGTCATATTTACAAAGTGATGATGGTATAGAGGCATTAAAAATGTTAGAAACATTGATGGAAGAATAAGCCTAAACCATTAATCTACAGAGGGGTCAAAAATAATTGACCTCTTTTTTTTTGCTTATCTTTGTAAAAAAGAAAGCGATGATAAATTCTGTTAGAAATACAGTTCTTGCTATCCTAAATAAGAATAATTACGGATACATTTCGCCATCAGATTTTTCAATCTATTTGCAAAACAAGCACAGTTAGATATTTTTGATGAATATTTTATTTCATATAATAATTACATAAATAAAGAAAACGGAAGAGTATCTGGAACTGGATATGCTGACATGACTAAAAATATTGAAGAGGTTATTGATGTGTTTTCAGTCACAGCGAGCTTAACACAAACTTTAGGAAATGAATATAGTGTACCTACGGAAGCTACGACTGGTTCAGATTATTATCTTTTAAACAAAATATTAATATATAGTTCTGTCACTTCTTCAGGTACTTCTACAGGGACAGGAGGAGGAAACACTGAATTAATTGATTCTACTGCAACTTTTCAAACAGATGGTGTAGCAACAGGGGATACTGTTTCCGTTATACTTTCTAATTCCGTAATTACTAATTTAAAAGTTGTTTCAGTAAGTAATGAAACTACGTTAGTTGTGAATGTTGCTTCTTTGACCACAGCAAATCTTCCTTATGCTATCTATAAAAAAGCGAATTTAAAAAACGAAGCCGAGCAGGTAAATCATTCAAAAATAACAATGTTAAATAAATCTATGCTTACAGCTCCAAACATTACATACCCTGCCTATACACAAGAAGGAAATACATTAACCTTGTATCCTGATACTATTAATACAATAGGAAGAGTTGTTACACAATATATAAGGTATCCTAAAGACCCTAAATGGACTTATATTTCATTGACAGGTGGCGAGCCTGTATTTGACCAATCACAGTCTGATTATCAAGATTTTGAATTACCTCCAGATGATGTAAATAACTTGGTTGCAAGAATTTTACAATATGCTGGAATGTCTATAAGAGAGTTGTCTACTGTACAGTTTGGACAAGCAATAGAACAATTAGAAAACCAAGAACAATAAGATGGCATATATAAATCAGAGAAAATATTATACTAATGACGGAACAAACCCAACAAATGCAAACTGGGGGTCATATCAATATGTAAGTTTAGAAGA